AAGAGTATAAAGGCTCTGCTGCTAATGGCGGCCGTAAAATTATTGTTGAGCACTACAAAGACTCTAAGGGTAAGTGGCACACTACCTCTAAGAACGCTGCCCGAGCTAAGTACGAGAAGAAGCACGGCAAGTTACCTAAGGGCACAGACGTTGACCACAAAGATAACAACCACGATAACGACAAGGCAAGCAATTTGCGCCCTCTAAAGCACGGGAAGAATACCGCTAAGGAGAATAAGCGCAGAGCAGGTAAGAAGTAATAAAAAAGGCCCGGTTTCCCGGGCCTTTCTCATTATGATGGAAATTTATCCAACCATTTTGTAACACTCGGTTCTTCTGGAGAACCATCGTAGGCGTCAGGACCTAGTCCCCAAGATCCCCAATTCGTTCCACGAGCCGTCATATAGAAGGCCGCTTTGGCATTGGTTACTGGATCAAATAGATCACTGTCTTTTGCGATATTGAATTTTTCCCTACGAACCTCTCCCAAATTACCAATCATGTTAATTTGGAATAATCCATAGGAATTGTCCCCAGTACCTGGAGTATTGTTTCGGGATGTTGGGTTACCTCGAGATTCCCTCATGACTACCGACCAGGCCATTTTTAAGGATTCACCCTTAAAACCAACCAGCGATAGCATGTCTACAAGTTCCGTATCAGTGAGCTCGGTGGCTCCGCGGTACTTGTCTAACGGGTCTGCAACCTGTGTAACTACTGTTGCACCATCTACTACCGGTTTATCGGCAGCCATGGCTGTAGGTATTCCTACAAGTAGTAGTCCGTATAGGACCAGCATTGCTACATGCGATTTTTCATAACTTTGCACTCGGTCTCCTAGGCTAGAGGGCCAATCCTGACCTAATGCATCTGTCACCTGCATCAAGCAATCCGGCCTATTTCTACCGGATTCGGTTGCAACCCTTTTGTTACGGAGGTGCTGATGGCCAGATTGCTCTGGCCATACCTAAACCCTAGCAGTAACTACAGGGGGTCAGCAACCAGGAACTACGTGTAGAATAAAGTTTCTTGATCTGAGAGGAATATCACATGTCACAATGGTCAGCACCATGGAATGCACCAAAACCACAAGCTCCTGCTGTAGTTGAGCCTGCACCAGTTGTAGAGGCAACACCTGCCCCAACACAAACAACACCAGCGCCAGTTGTAGAAGCGCCTGCTGCAGAAGATACATCTGCAAAGAAAGCTACAAAAAAGGTTGAGCCTACACAGGCAGAGTAATGAGAATTGAGCGCATCGCTACGAGGCAAGGGCACCCCGTACCGGAGACAGCGCATCAGCCTAAAGGACCGTTCCCACCTGAGCTATTTGAATCTCCTCAGGTAATTAGCGATTACGTACCACAGCCAGATGGTGGTACGGCCATACCTGTTGGCGGTACAGCACAAAATAACTTCACGGCAGTCAAATGGTTTAGGTGTAGAGTATGCGATGATGTTTTACGTGAACAAGAAGTAGATGACCATAACTGTGAGGATTAATAGTGGCAAACCCGAGGGACTTCGGACCAATATACTGGCACACACTGGTTTATCCAGTAAAGCCTAAAGAATTATGGGAACGAGCAGAGACTCAAGAAATCTCTGAACCATTTAGAGGTGGGGTTGGGGTCTCAATTAGACTTCCACTTACTAGACTGGCTATAGTTATCGGTCGTTGGAATGCAGTATTTGATGAAAGTCAAGCATTAACTAACGCTATACGAGGAAGAGTACTTCCAGAAGAAGAAGTTGACTGGGAGTTTATACGATACGGAGTAAATGAGGGGGATGATGTTTAAGAAAAAAAGAAATCCAGAGCGTGAACGCACTAGGATCGAGAAGCGGGTAGATTCTTTACCTACCTCAGAATTACTTCCTTGGACAGAGAATGCTCTGTATACGATTGGTCGTAACTTATCTGCTTGGCAAAAAAGTCAAAATGAAGCAACGTTAGAAGAGGCAAGAGTAGGCGCAGAAGCGCTTTACGTAATCCTAGAGGCATTAAAGAAACGACACGCTAATGAGCGAATTTGATCACGATGACCAGTTTGAAGAGATAGACCCTGAAGAAGAATTTCTTGAGGAAGAGGAAGAACTTCCTGAGGAAGAGCCTGATGAGTTAGACGAACTATCTAAAGAGTTTGTCAACGCGTTGGTAGAAAAAATCATGCAATTTCAAGAGATGCTTGTAGGGCACAAGCTACACTCATATCAAGCTCCCTTGGCTAGACGAGTTATTGAGTCTGTAATCATTAATGACGGTGAAGAAGTAACCGCACTAGCTTCTCGTCAGTCGGGTAAGTCTGAGACTATTGCTAACACTGTAGCCACTCTTATGGTTATTCTCCCACGTCTTGCAAAGATGTACCCAGATTTGCTAGGTAAGTTTGGGGATGGTATTTGGGTTGGTATGTTTGCCCCAATTCAATCTCAGGTAGAAACCCTTTATGGCCGTACCGTATCTCGCCTAACAAGTGAGCGGGCCCTAGAAGTATTGGGGGATCCAGAAATTGACGACATGGCTACAAAAAGTCCTGGGGTCATTAGAAACATTAAATTAAAGCGAAGCGGCAGCACTCTTATGATGATGACTGCTAACCCTAGAGCTAAGATCGAATCTAAGTCGTTCCATTTAATTATTATTGATGAGTGTCAAGAAGCCGACGACTTCGTGGTATCCAAGTCTATTGCCCCTATGGGTGCGTACTACAATGCGACTATCGTTAAAACCGGAACACCTAGCACTATGAAGAATAACTTCTATAGAGCTATCCAATTAAACAAAAGACGTCAGACTGGTCGTTCTGCAAAACAAAACCACTTCCAGTGGGATTGGAAAGACGTAGCAAAGGTAAACCTAAACTATGAAAAGTTTATTAAGAAAGAAATGCTCCGAATTGGAGAAGACTCAGACGAATTCCAGCTCTCCTATAACTGCAAGTGGTTGTTGGAACGAGGAATGTTCGTTACATCGTCCATCATGGACGACCTCGGGGATACCTCTCAGGAGATTGTTAAGAGCTGGCACCGCTCACCAGTTGTGGTCGGAATTGACCCCGCAAGAAAGATGGACTCTACAGTTGTTACTGTTGTCTGGGTCGATTGGGATCGGCCTGATGAATTTGGCTATTATGACCATCGTGTTCTTAATTGGTTAGAGATCCAGGGAGATGACTGGGAAGAACAATACTTCCAGATTGTAAATTTTTTAGGTAACTATGACGTGCTTGCCATCGGGGTAGACTCTAACGGTGTTGGAGATGCGGTAGCTGGACGCTTAAAGATCCTTATGCCCAGAGCAGAGGTAGTCCCTATAACATCAAGCCCAACTGAGCAGTCTAAACGTTGGAAACACCTTCAGGCGCTTATTCAACGTCAAATGGTTTCCTGGCCTGCCCATGCAAAAACTCGTCGCCTACGTCTTTGGAAGAAGTTCTATCAACAAATGACTGATGCAGAAGTTCAGTATAAGGGGCCAAATTTTATGGTTTCTGCTCCAGATGAGGCCCATGCCCATGACGACTTTGTGGACTCTTTAGCTATAGCTTGTTCTATGACTCAGGACATGGTCATGCCTACAGTAGAGGTTAGTTCTTCCCCATTTTTTTCCTAATTTAGCATTTAAAAACTAATCTAAGGGTGGAGACTTATACCCGAGGACCCTCAATCCCTATGCATAAGGAGTAATCATGGCAGTAGAAAACATTGCCCCAACACCTCAGTTCCCTGAAAAGGTTGGCGCAACATATGAAAGAAAGATGGCAGGAGCAATGCCTGGCCAACGTGGCCCACTTCGTTTTGAAGAAGGTATCGCAACTGACACAGACGTCCCAAGTGATTTTCAGGTGGGACTAGATCAAGGATACGACACCCCAGCTGGTCGTCCAAACCACAATAATAATGTGTTTGAGAAGTATCCTGAAGAGACAATGAAGCAGCGTGCACATGTAGGCTCAGCCGCATGGGTAGAAGCACCAACATACCTAGGTGAATTCTCACAAGGTAACTTCGGAGATCATTCTCAGGTAGTTATCGAAGAAGTCATCCGTTCAGGTGGTCGCTACCAACGCATGAATCCTGCACAAGTCGAAGACTAAATATAGTAGACTGTATAGGCTCCCAGCCTCGTACCCCTTCTCCGAGGCTGGGTGCCTTTACTAACAGGAGGATTAAATGGCAGACGTTCCCGCAAATCCAAAGTTATGGAATTTGTTGCTTCGACAAGCTAAAGCAAAATATCCTTCTCATGGTAAGAACCTAGCGTTTCCAGCTTCCAAATGGTTGCGAGATGAATACGCTAGACAAGGGGGAAAGTTTGTAGCTTCTAAGAAAGAGATTGATCCTAAATTACGTGATGTAAAGCAGGAACAAGAAGACTCTAAGAAGAGAAAACTTGCAGAAAAGAAAAAGAAACAAAAGCAATTAGGATTTTTAAACTAAGATGGGGAGTTGTGAATAATGGCTGGTGGTATTGATTTTTCACCTCCCAGTTACAGAGCTGCGTCCTCTGACTTAACTATCTCCATTTCACCACTTGGTCTGGTAGAACTTGCAGATGAAGAATTTGAAGTACACGGTCCCCGCCTAAACCGCTATTCATTAAACTGGGCGATGTATCTCGGACACCACTGGTCTTATCGTCGTGAAATTGGCGAATCTCAAATGGTGTACAACTATTACCGAGCATTTACAGATTACATCATTAACTTTACTTTTGGACGTGGAGCGTCATTCCGTAGTCCTTCAGAAACCGAAGCTGTTATTCCAGACATCCTAAAGCGTGTGTGGGAAACAGATAATGACAAGCATTCAATTATGTGGGAAATGGGACAGCAAGGTGGAGTCTCAGGTGATTGCTTTGTTAAGGTTGCCTATGAAGAGGGATATGAAGACAGTATTGGGCGTTTCCATCCAGGACGTGTACGTATCCTCCCACTTAACTCTTCTTTCTGTTTTCCAGAGTTTCACCCACATGACCGTACCCGTTTAATTCGTTTTAAGCTTAAGTATCGTTTCTGGGGTACCTCAGCCGAAGGTACTCGACAGGTGTACACATATACTGAAATTCTTACCGATGATCGTATTGAAGAGTACATCAACGATGAAATCATTGACTCACGCCCTAACCCTATTGGCGTAGTCCCAGTAATTCATATCCCTAACGTACGTGTATCAGGATCCCCATGGGGACTTTCAGACTGCCATGACATCATTGTTCTTAATCGTAACTATAACGAAGTAGCAACAGATATCGCAGACATTGTCAACTACCATGCGGCACCCGTTACAGTTATCACCGGTGCTAAGGCCTCTTCCCTTGAAAAAGGTCCGAAGAAGGTCTGGGGCGGTCTTCCAAAAGACGCCCAAGTCTTTAACCTAGAAGGTGGCGGACAAGGCCTTCAAGGTGCAATGGAGTACCTAAAGATAATCAAGACAGCTATGCATGAAATGATTGGTGTTCCAGAAACTGCTCTTGGACAAGTACAACCGATCTCAAACACCTCAGGTGTTGCACTTTCTATTCAATACCAGCCATTGATGAATCGTTATCAACAGAAAATGATTCAATACGGTGAGGGTATGCAAAGAATTAACGAGCTAGTTCTTTTAACCCTAGCTTTTAAAGAACCAGAAGTATTTACCTATAACCCATTGATCAATGGACCTATTAAGCCAAATCAACTTCCACAACTTGATCCTAATGATCCTTCAACCTTCCGCACCCAGGTTCACTTCCCACCTCCACTACCTCTAGACAAGTTGATTGTTCTCAACGAAATCCAGACCAAGATGGGTATGGGACTAGAGAGCCGTGAGGGTGCTTTGCGTCAGCTAGGCGAAGAGTTCCCAGATGAAAAGCTAGAGGAAATTCGTGCAGAACTTATCTCCGATGCCAAGGCAGACGGGGCTCTACAGCTAATCAAGACTCAAATTACCGCGTCTATCGCATCCCTAACCGGCATGCTTCCTGATGGCGAAATGCCTCCTGGAGCTCAACCTGGAGAAGGCGTAGGACCTGGACCAACAGGACAGCCTGGAGTAATCAGCCCAATGGAAGAGGGTGTACTTCAAGAGCTGCAGCAAGTACAAGTAGATCTGGTAACAAAGGCGTACGGAACAACCATTCCTAAGAACAGGACTCCGGACGAAGACAAACCAGAATAATAAGTTTAGGCAGACAAATTAGCGATAATTTGGAAGCCTATTACCACCTAACAATCCGCAGGTCATCGTGGCATTAAATCGGACAACGACCTCTTAACCTAAAGGATAACGCATGGCTGAAACAAAGAACATAGTTGATACGCCGGAAGCTCAGGAAGCATTTCTTACTGACGTTCCAGTAGCAACTGAAACAAAAGTAACACCTATTAGCAACACCGAGCTCTTGACAGACAAGGCTTATACAGAAGAAGATCTAAAGCGAGTAAGAGAGCAAGAAAAATCAAAGCTCTATCCGCAAATTGATTCTTTAAAAGAAGAACTAACTATCCTCAAAAAAGAGCGTGAAGAACGCTTGTCTCAAATGGAAGCTGAAAAAGCTGCTGCTGAGGAAGAAGCCCGTAAGAAGGCTGAATCTGAAATGGATGTTCGTCAACTTCTTGAAGTTAAAGAACAAGAGTGGGCTCAGAAGTTGGAAGCGGAACGCACAGAGCGTGAACGTGCTTTCACTCTTCTAGAGCGTGAGCGTCAGTATGCGGAACTCACAGAGTATCGCAATCGCCGCCTAGAAGATGAGCGTGAGAACATCATGCCTGAGCTAGTAGATCTCATTTCAGGAAACACCCCTGAAGAAATTGAACAGAGTATTACAGGACTTCGTGAACGTAGTTCACGGATCTTGGAATCGGCGCAATCTGCAATGCAGAGTGCCCGCAAAGAAATGACAGGGAGTCGTGTAACAGCGCCCCCATCCGGACCGATGGACACTAATATGGACCAACAACAGTTTACTGCGGAACAAATTGCCGCAATGTCGGTTACCGAATACGCAAAATACCGAGGAAAGTTGCTGGGTAAATCAGCATCAGACCGAGGCAAGGGAATCTTCGGGTAAGAAGTTACCTAACCAATTTAAATCTAACTAAGGAGTAAAACCGACATGGCATCAGCCGTAACAGGTACCGGCAATTTAGCCGCAGCACCTACAGCGTACTCTGGCTCCAACAGCCAGCTTACACAAGCAATTCAGACCATCTGGTCAAAGGAAATTCTTTTCCAGTCAATGCCTATTCTTCGCTTCGAACAGTTCGCTGTTAAGAAGACAGAACTAGGAGTTGCACCTGGTCTCCAGATCAACTTTATGCGTTACAACAACCTTGGCTTCGCATCTTCACTAGTTGAAGGTGTTCGTATGTCAACTAACGCACTAACCGCTCAACAGTTCTCAATCACAGTTGCAGAGCATGGCTATGCAATTGCTGTATCTGAGCTTCTATTGAACGCATCATTCGATGACGTAATGGCTTCAGCTTCACGTCTTCTTGGCCGCAACATGGCCCTATATCTTGATGGACAGGCACGTGACACACTCATGGCCGCATCATCAGTTATCTACGGATACGACCGCACATCACTAAACGCAGTAAACAACTGGTATGACTACGGTACAAAGGG